GTTCTGAATATATATATCCTCTGCGACCCGGCCCATTCCAAAAAGCAAACATCCGATAGAACGGCAATAGCTGTTATCGGAATAGATTCTCAATTCAACAAGTATCTACTTGATGGGTTATGTCACCGCCTTAACCTGAAAGAGCGATGGCAAGCGTTATCCAGAATTCGAAAGAAATGGATAAAGCAGCCCGGAACAATGACCGTGAAGGTTGGATACGAAAGGTACGGTAAAGATTCTGATATTGAGCATTTCAGGGAAATGATGAGGATAGAAAATAACCACTTCCCCATCGAAGAACTAGCTTGGCCAAGAGAAGGGCCGGGTTCTAAACGGGATCGCGTACAACGACTTCAGCCCGACTTTGAGAACTGGCGCTTCTTCTTGGCCCCTTCTTCCGACTCGATGACATCGAGGCAAAAAAAGGCGTTTGAACTTGGAGATGCGTCTCTGATCGTGCGCCCCATAAGACAAAAAGATGAGAATGGTCGCGTATACGACTTAACCCAGAGGATGATTGATAACGAATACAACCTATTCCCTGCGGTTCATGTCGATATGCTTGATGCTATGTCAAGAATTTATGACATAGAAGCATCCCCACCTCAATTCATGCACCCAGAAGACTTGGAGCCCGAGGCGCTTCCAGCCTACTGAACACAAAGGAAACATAATGATTATTGATGAAGGGATTGTAGACCCGAACAAGATTGCTGTGATGTTTCTTTCTCATTTTATTGATGCTTCGGAAGATGAATTAAATCAGATGGAGATAACTGTTGCACTCAGTGGGTTGTTAGATCAGATAGTTAAAGAAACGGTAGGCATTGTGCATAAAGACCAACCGAAGGTGGTACTACATTGAGTCAGAAATTCGCAAGCCCAAAAGAGAGAAGGTATAACTGGAGAGAATTGGTAGAGAGGGTTGCTGGCCCTGAAGAACCAGTCCCAGTTTATATATTCCCGCAAACGAAGATATATGAAAACCCCAAAAGGCCATATGGGCCTAAAAAGATGAGGTAACTATGTTTGACAAACTGAAAGCACGAGTAATGAAAAAACCAATAATTTATGGCGCTATTGCTGTGATTGTTGTTATCGCTATTTATGTCCAATTCTTTGGTAGCACACCTGTCGCATCGTAATGAAAGTCATTATCGACGAACACAAGCGGGGGATGGAGAAAGAGGCAACGATTACCAGTTTGGTAAAAAATGTTGCAGATACTCTGGACAAGCATTATCCCGGTCACTTATGGGCTGTCGGACCAAGTAATGATTACTCCATGTTAGCAATATGGAATGAAAACCTCTCGATGCGGTATGGAATGTGGGTCAGGGTTAACGATATCGATCCCGAGTACAAAAACATTATGCGGTGGGCTGGGGAATTGCTCGAAAGGGCTAAAGTATCCCGTGGCGTTATGAAAGAAGATGAGATGAATAATCTTGAGAGGGATATACGGGGTGAGGCGAGATTTGACGCATGAATGAAAACGAAGTCCCTTTGAATGACGGGTTTGATGATGAAAAGTCTCCTTGGCTAACACTAGCTAGGGAAGCATACGACTCTTCTACAACATACCTAGACGCGAACTATAGACGCCAGTGGGAAAGGAATCTTGCTTTATTTCAATCTACCCACCCTTCTGGTTCTAAGTATGGCACTTCACAGTACCAGCATAGATCGCGCCTGTTCAGACCTAAAACAAGGTCAACAATAAGAACAAACGAGGCTGCTGTTGCAGCCGCTTTCTTTTCTACGGAAGATGTTCTATCTGTTTACCCTGAAAATGATTCTGACCCGGAACAAAGGGCTTCCGCGACAATACTAAAGCACCTTCTTCAGTACAGACTTACTAAAACTATACCGTGGTTCCAGACTTTAATAGCTGCCTATCAGGAAGCTATGGTTTTTGGTTCAGTTATAGCCCACCAGTATTGGGAGTACAAGGAGAAGCGATCTAAGTCTAAAGAACCCATCTTGGATGACGCTGGAGAGCCAATTCTGAACGAAGATGGTTCTGAAGCGTTTACTGAGACGGATGAGGTTGAGATTCTTAAAGATAGGCCGCAAATCCGATTAATTGCGTCAGAGAACTTGAGACTAGACCCGGCTGCTGACTGGAACGATCCTATCGGCTCATCCCCATTCATAGTCGAAGTGATCCCGATGTACCTCCAAGACGTGATTGAGAGGATGTCGGATGTTGACCCAAAGACTGGGGAGCCAAAGTGGAAGCGGCTCTCAATGCCGGAACTCTTGCAATCTTCACGTCGTTCAGAATTCGATTCAACTAGGCAGACTAGACAAGGTAAAAGACAGGACCCACTGTCTGATAGGCAAGAAACCATTAAAGAATATGACACTATATTTATACACAAAAATATAATTCATAGGAAAGGAAAAGACTGGCTGTTTTACACGGCGGGGACAAATCATATGTTGACAACCCCCGTCCCGTTGTCTGAGGTGTACCCACACCTGCGAGACGGCGAAAGACCTTATGTAATGGGTGGTTCGACGATAGAGGCGCACAAAATCTACCCAGCTTCCATAGTGGAGATGACTCAAGACTTGCAGACAGCGGCAAACGATATTGCCAACCAACGAACTGATAATGTTCAGCTAGTTCTTAATAAGCGTTACCACATACGCCGTAGTTCAAACATCGACATCAACGCCCTGAAGAGAAGCGTACCGGGCGGCTCCGTGATGATGGACGACCCGATGACTGACGTGAATGTTGTTTCTACGCCAGACATCACCGCTTCAGCTTACGAGGAGCAAGACCGATTAAATGTAGATTTTGACGACATAGCCGGGACTTTTTCTCAGGGCACAGTCCAGTCTAACCGTTTAATGAATGAGACGGTTGGCGGTATGGAGATGTTGTCTGGTCAAGCGAATACCATGATCGAGTACATGATCAGAACTTTCGCAGAAACATGGGTGGAGCCTGTTCTGTCTCAGCTAATAAGGTTGGAACAGTATTATGAGACTGACGAAGTCATTATAGCTGTTGCCACGAATAAATCAGAACAGGAAAACCAAGAGGTCTCAGGGTTCTTCCAGAGGTTTTCTCAGGACATAGATAGTCTGTTGCGTCACGAGATGACTGTAGGGGTGAACGTGGGAATTGGGGCGACTGACCCGATCAGGAAGATCGAAAGATTGTTACTGGGTATTCGAACGATGGCTGAAGTAAACCCAGACATCATACAGACCCTTAACCAACCTGAAGTTACAAAAGAGGTTTTTGGGGCGCTTGGTTATAAAGATGCTAAACGCTTTATCGCAGAAGAGCCACAGGATCGCCTCTCTGAACTGAAGGCGCAGGTCGAAGAAATGGCAGCAGCTATCCAGCAACTTACGGATAAGGGTGCAGCCAAGGAACTTGAGGTTCAGGGCAGAATAATGGCCGCTCAGATCAAGGGTCAGTCTGATATTCAAGCCGCAAGAGAGAAAGCTATGGGTGATATTGGCGCTACCCAAGTCGCTTCCGCCTCTAGAGAGTCTATTGAAGAGATCAAGAACAACATAAGCCTGATTGAAACAAGGCTCAAGGCGGAGAAGAACGACATAGCTAGAGGTGAATTATTGCTTCAAAAAGAAGCACTTGTACACAAGATGCTGCTTGAGTCTGATGCTGACATCGGTATATCACCCGGTAATGATGAAGGGAAACAGATGTCAGATGTTTTGATGAATGATGAATACGGAATGGTTCAGGGGGCCGAAGGATGAATCACTTAAAGGATACTGGAGAGAATTATTTTGTTCATGCCGCAATCGCAATATCTTACTCACTAACGCTTTTTGTGTTATCGATTGCCGCTTTAATTCACGGAATTGTTCCTTTCGTATTTATTGATACAGCATCAAAAGGAGTGAGCGCACTAGAAGAGCGCATGGAAAAAAGACGGTTGAATAATATTTCGCCGGGACTTACAGATTAATGGATGAAATGGATTTGTTAGTTGCGGAGGTGCGGCTTGGCCTCCAAACAAAGGAGTTCTTGAAATCTCCTCTAGGTAGATACATTGCAGGTAGAGCGGATAAAGCCCGAGAAGAGGCTTTTAACGCTTGGGTAAATGCAGATGCCAATGATGAGGACACGATCAGGGAACTTCAATTTCGAGCAAGGTTACCTTCTCTAGTTGCAACTTGGCTGGATGAGGCTATTAACCAAGCAAATCACGCAGAGATAACTCTCTCAGAAATTCAGGAGCAATAAATGGACGCTATCCAAGAGGACGTGGACAACAAACAAAACACAGAGGAAGTGGTAATAGACTCCCACGAATCTGAAATTGAAAGAATTGCTGAAGCTGTAAGTCAAACTGTAATTCAGGATGAACTTGATAATGAAGAAAGCGAAACCCATCCAGTAGTAGAAGAAGATTTCTCTAATCCATTAGAGCGTAGAGGCGAAGATTGGTACGTCAATACTAAAGTCAATGGAGAGAATACAAGTGTTCCGTGGGAGCAAGTGGTATCCCAGTATCAGAAGAACACATCCGCAGATCAAAGGCTTCAGGAGGCTTCGGAACGTCAACGAGAGTTGGCTGACTATGAAGAGAAACTGAACGCCTACCGGGCCCAATTAGAAGCCCAAACACGCCAGCTATCCGCTACGGACGCTAGTGAAGAAGTATCGCCATCCACCTCGGACGCGACTGATGCTCTATACGAGCAATACCACGATGCCCTCTTTCAAGGCGATGAAGCAAAAGCAAGCGGTTTGCTTAAACAGATTCGCGCCGTAGATAGGCAGCCAGCCCAGCAAGTTGATGTTAGCAGCATCATCGAGCGGACCAAAGCCGAAATTCGGGAAGAGGAGAAACAGGCCAGAGAGCGCGGGTATGAAATGCGTCGAAAGCAAGCTGTTGAGATGTTCCATTCGGAATATCCCGACGTTGCTCAAGACACAGGAATGCTTGCGGTTGCTGACCGACGTTCTGCTGAACTTTACTCAGAGAATCCCACCCGTGATCCTTGGGACATCATGCAAGAATGTGCGAATTATGCACAGGATTGGTTGAAGACCAAAGTTGATTCAATGGGCGGAGGATCGAAGGAAGAGTCTCGCGCACAGCGCAAGCAGAATTTGGATGAAGTTGTGCCCAGAAACGTCAAATCCCACATAGGAGATGATATAGAAGAGCCAACCTATTCCGACATCATAGCGGAGATGAAACAAGGTAGGGGACAACCCGCCTAATTATCTCTTTATTTCATTTATTGTCTAAAGGAGA